CCGCGCCGTCCGCGCCGTGTGGTTGACCGGGCTGACGCCGGCGAGTCACGCCCGCGACAACACGCCCTTCACGCTGCACGCGCTCGGCTCGGGCTTCGTGGCCGGGGCCGTCTTGAACGTGGATGGCGTCGACTACGCGACGACGGTGGTATCCGACGGCGAGGTGACGGCCTCGGTCACGCTCGCGCCCGCGTTGCAAGCGCACGTGGCGCCCGTCCTGGTCAAGGCGGGGAACGGCTACTCCAGCCCAGCGTCCTTCCCGATCACCTAACCGCGATTGGGCGAATTCGGCGAATTGGGTTTCCCAATCGGCCCAATCCGCCGATGTTCCACGTACAACGTTTAGCCACCTAAACTCGACTTTCGGCGGAAATCCCCCCACGCTCGGCCATTCACCCAATGCGCTGGTGGTGGCAACCGCCATGTCTGCTCCGCTCGGTCATCGTGAACCTGAAAGGCGACGAGGGTGCGATTGAAGGCATCCTGTGGTCGTCGCGCGGCTCCTGGCTTGTCGTGCGGCAGCCGACGCTCCTGCGGCCCGGCCGGGCCGACGCGACCACGGTGGACGGTGAGGTCGTGATTCCCCGCGCCAACGTCAGTTTCATCCAGGCGGTCCCGTAGGTGGCGATCGTCCGCAGCTACGGCGCGCTCGCCAAGGTCGAGGCCGCGACCGGAACCACCACCAGCTATCCCAGCACCTGGATGCTCGACGTCCCGAAGTTCGCGACGTACGCCGCGATCTACCGGACGCAGCCGAGCGTGCGCACCGTCGTCGACTTCCTCGCGCGCAACATCGCCCAACTCGGCTATCACGTGTATCGCCGCGTGTCGGACACCGACCGCGTGCGGCTGGCGAACCACGAGCTCGCGGACTGGATCGCGCACCCGAACCCGGCGGTGACGCGCTATCGGCTCATCGAGAGCCTGATGCAAGACCTCGGCATCTACTTCACGGCGTGCTGGCTGAAGGTGCGGCTGCCGGATCGGATCGGCCTGGTGCGGCTGCCGCCCGAGCGCGTCGAAGTCTACGGCCTCCTGCTGCCCGAGATGTTCGCGTGGACGCAGATCGACGGCTTGCGCGTGCCGCTCGACCCCAGTGAAGTCGTCTACTTCTCCGGCTACAACCCCCTGAGTCCGATCGTCAGCCTGTCGCCGCTCGAAACGCTGCGCCAGGTGCTCGGCGAGCTGCAGGCCTCGACCGCCTACCGGCAAGCGTTCTGGGGCAACGCGGCGCATGTCGAGGGCGTCATCGAGCGCCCGAAGGATGCGCCGCGCTGGAGCGCCGACCAGAAGCAGGCGTGGCGCGAGCAGTGGCTGGCGCGCTTCTCGGGGCCGGCGCGGGCGGGGCAGACGGCCGTCCTCGAAGACGGGATGACCTACAAGCAAGTCTCCTCGACGTTCCGCGATTCCGAGTTCGTCGCCGCGCGCAAGCTCTCCATCGAAGAAGTCGTCCGCGCCTATCACGTGCCGCTGCCGATGGTCGGCATTCTCGACCACGCGACGTTCTCCAACGTGAAGGAACAGCACAAGCAGCTCTACCAGGACACGCTCGGGCCGTGGCTCTCGTACCTCGAGGAGGAGCTCGAGCGGCAGTTGCTGATCGACTGCACCGACCAGACGGAGATCTACGGCGAATTCAACATCGCGGAGAAGCTCAAGGGCTCGTTCGAGGAACAGGCCGCGTCGCTCCAGGCGCTCTGTGGCCGCCCGATCATGACCGGCAACGAAGGCCGCGCCCGGCTGAACCTGCCGTCGATGAAGGACGACCCGACGATGGACGAGGTGGTGTTCTCGCTCAACACCGCCTCCCCGAGCGATGCGAGCCGCGGCCCGTCGGGCGCCGCCGACGCGCCCGCCAAGCCGCCGGCGCAGCCCGATAGCGGCGCGACCGGCGCGGTGATTCGTCGCCACTGGATGCGGCAGCGGGCCCGGCTCGAAAAACTGCCGGCCGAGGCGCGCGCCGCGGCGTTCGCGGCGCGGTGGGACCGCGAGCTCGCCGGCGAGCTCGAACCGCTGTACCGGGCCATCGGGCTGGCCGAGGCCGAGGCGGTGCGCGCGAGCGCGGCGCTGGCGATCAGCGTGAATGCCGACACGCTGCACCTCCTCGCGCGGGGCGAGGACGCCTTCAGTTCGGCGCGAGAGGCGGCGCTGTATGGCCGGTAGAACGAACTCCCCGCACGCCTGCGACCGCGTGCTCTCCGTCGCGATGCAACCGTGGGCGATCGAGCGCGACATGCTCGCCGTCGTGGCCTCCGTCCTGGCGCATCGGCTCGCTGGGGACACGCTGGACACGGCCACGCTCGAGAAACGCGCGCCGGCGGCGCCGACGCGCGGCGGCGGCGTCGCCGTCATCCCGATTCATGGCGTCATCGCGCCGCGCATGAACCTGCTCAGCGAGATCAGCGGAGGCGCGACCTATGAGGGCGCGGCGGAGGCGCTGAACCAGGCGGTCGCGGCGAAAGACGTCTCGACCATCGTGTTCGACGTCGATTCGCCGGGCGGATCGGTGCTCGGGGCGACCGAATTCGCGCGATCGCTCCGCGCGGCGCGCGAGTCCAAGCACCTGATCGCGCACGCGCACTACCAGATGGCGTCGGCCGCCTACTGGATCGCCGCCGGGTGTCACGAAATCGTCGCCTCGCCCTCCGCGATGGTGGGCTCGATCGGCGTCTACAGCATCCACGAAGACCTCTCCGCCGCGCTCGAGCAGCTGGGCGTCAAGCTCACCTACATCTCGGCCGGCAAGTACAAGGTCGAAGGGAACGACACCCAACCGCTGACCGACAGCGCCCGCGCGCATTTGCAGGCCACGGTGAACAGTTTCTACGGCCGCTTCGTCGCCGACGTCGCGAAAGGGCGCGGCGTGAGCGCCGACGTCGTGCGCGCCGGCTACGGCGAGGGCCGCCTCCTCACCGCCGAGGATGCGCTCGCCGCGAATCTCGTCGACCGCCTCGACACGTTCGAGGATTGTCTCGCGGGCGTGCTTCCGAGCAACACGCCCGTCTTCGCCGCTGACGCGAACCCGCCTGCACTCCCCGCTGTGCCGCAAGAGCCTGCGAAGGCCACCGGCCCCCAGCGCGCGGTCCAGGCGCGAGCTGCGCAACAGGCGCTCTTGTCGCTCGGCTTTGCCACTCGCTGAACAGGGAGCGTCGCCATGTTGAATACCGCGCAGTTGGAACGGGATCTCGAGGCCAAGAAGACGGCCGGCCTCGCGCTGCTCGAACGGACCATGCAGACCGCCGAAGCCGAGGACCGTGCGATGACGGCCGAGGAAACGGCGGCCATCCAGAAGTTCACGACCGAAGGTCAGGAGATTCAGGCCACGCTCGCCCGCCTCAAGGGCATGGACGGGATGCGCGAGCAGCTCCAGAAGCTCACGGGCGGCGCCGGCGCCACCGGCACCGGGCTCGCGCGCGTCGACCGGCGCTCGATGGGCCAGCAGTACGTCGAGGCGGCGGAGGTGCAGGAGTTCTTCAAGGCGCAGGGACACCGCACGTCGTCGGCCTGGCGCTCGCCGAGCACCGAGCTCTACGACTACTCGCCCGGCGGGATGCACGCCACGACGCTCACCGAAGACCCGGCGAGCGGCGGCAAGCTGATCCTGCCCGACATCCAGCCCGGCATCCTGCCGATCCTGTTCCGGCCGCTGCGGATCGCGGATCTGTTCGCGCCTGGCGTCACCGGGTCGAACCTGATCACCTACATGCGGGAAACGCTGTTCACCAACGCCGCCGCGACCGTCGCGGAAGGCGCGGCGAAGCCGGAATCGGCGCTCGCCTTCGATGCGGTGAGCGAGGCCGTGCGCAAGATCGCGCACTGGCTGCCCGTCACCGAGGAGATGCTCGAGGACCTGCCGGCGATCCGCAGCTATATCGACCAGCGGCTGCGGGGCGGCCTGGGCCTCACCGAGGAAAGCCAGCTGTGGAACGGGGACGGCGTGGCACCGAACCTCCTGGGCGTGACGAAGCGCGCCGGGCTCGCCGCCGCGATCGCGGTGGGGGC